TCGAAAAGATTTCATCAATGTGGAAATTGTGTACGTCGCCGGTTGGTTGCTCTTTTCCTAAGAGTCCCAGGAGGGTCCGGACCTCTGCGCCGTTGAAGTCTAATTCTAAGAAGTAGTCATTCGTTGGCTTGACTGCTGTCCTCATTGACTTGCTCATTGTTAGGATCGGGAATGATCCCTTCTTTGTTGTCAGTCTTCCGGTTTTTGTTCCGAACTGATTATACTTGACATACTTCTCTGATTCTATTATTGTGTTCGCGATGTTTGCGAGCTTCTTAACTGATTTGTAGGATGAGATGGTTCTCATGTCCAAGTTGACCTTGCGGTGAGAGAGGTCCTCTAGCATCATCGCTACGCTTCTGTGGAATCCGTATCTTTTTGGCTTTGGCTTGGTTTTCAAGATATGCTCGCAGATGCGATTCTTCACCTCACAGAACTCCATTAGGAATCGCTGCGGAACAAGATCAAAAAAGCAGTTCTCATTCGTGTCAACTCTTGCGAGCGACAAAGAGCGCTTGAAAGCCTGGATCTTCTTGGCAACGTCTGCCCAGTCGTCCTTAAGGAACTCTGGAATATTATCGTCAAGCGTGCCGCCCTCAAGGTAGAGCGAAACATACTCAATGTCCATATTGCGCAGATATGGCGAATACTTCCAAGTGCTGCTTAGGTTTTCAGGGAACTTGTCGGCATCAAAGATCAGTTTGTTGTCAGTATATATTCCTACGCACTCGGTTTTGTCGTCTAGAGTCTGAAAGATCATCGCGTCCCCTGTCAGACCTTATTATATCGCCTACTGTGTCCAGCGTTAACGGCGCTACGTCATAAGGTCCTATAAACTCTTCCTGCACGACCCTGAGGGCTCTGGAATAATTGTTAGAAGCACTGAGATTATAGATGTTCATTATTCTCTGTACTTGTTTCTTCATTAAATGTCGGTCACGGCGGGGATCCCGCTCTGAGATTCTTGCTGTATAGAAGGCTTTTAGCTTCCAGCGATCGCCAAACTGGGAGTGAAACTCGTCTCTCGTTATTTGGTTGCGCTCAACAACCTCTACCGGTGGAATACAGTTGACACTCACAAATCGTTCGCGGATGCTCACAACTGGCGTTGCTGCGACGTAAGCATTGTAAAAGGAGAGCAGGTGCTCCTGTAGGATGTCGGCGTCGGTGCTCCAAGTCTCAGTATATGCTGTTGAGAACATTGCTTCAAAAACTTGGTTTTGAGTATATCCCTGCATTTCCTGATATTCTGGATATCCTGGCACTGGGTCTCCGTTCTCGTCAAAATGATAGGAGATGCGACGGTAGACTGATTCCATTCCCGGAACCTGAGAGAAGCCGAAAGCTTCCGGAAGGATCTCTGGCAATACCAGTCCGGGATCGCACTCGTCAATCTCGGGCGTGTTATCAAATTGATCAATTGGGACGCCGTGCATATATTCCTGCATTGCTGGGCTTCTTAGGTCTGCTACCAAGCGCCAGGGAATGTTTCGGTCTATCAGGAATCCGTATTCGCCAGCGATTTGGGAGATGAGCATAAAATTGTCATCATAATATTCATACGATTTTTGGAAGTCATCGTCATACGCACCATCTGCCATCTCTATCATCAGACCCGAGCACAATGGCGACATATGACCGGACTCTAGGTATCCGCTGAGAGTCAGTGGTCCGATAGACATAATGACGTTGTCAACGTAGTCATCAAATAAATCTAGGAAGCTGTTCATCCCTTTTATCTTGCCGTCTCTGCCGGCAGTTGGAAGGAATACTGAATCAAACACTGGATAAACTAGCGTTCTCATATATTCATCGTATGCGGCTGATGGCGGGTCCCACGCTTTGTGGGCTTCTGCTTTTGCCCATGGACTGTCTTTAAAGAGGATGTTATCGTTTGCTAGTTTTCTGATCTTCTCCGAAAAGTCTCTCCAGGCGTCGGCGACAAAGTTAATGGCGTATTGAGTTTCTCCGGCGGTATACCGAAGTGGCTTTAGGTGCTTTTCGTCGGCTAATACAACGTTTCCCTTTGTGCTGACAGTTCCATAGAATCTGTCGGCGTTCCAAGTCTCTGCGAAATTCGGGATTAGATCGTCTGGGAACACATCCGAGGCGTACCTTTGTCTCTCGTTGAATATAGTGTCTGCCGGCGAAGAGTTTGAGCCGTAAGCATACATTTCTGGATTTTCGGTGTTTACCTTCTTGTTTTGACTAGCCATTGGAGTGAGTCCTGTGTTCCAGCTTGGCATCTATTGTTGTGGTATACCCGCGATTTGAGATTTTGTTTGATGACCTGACAACTCTATAATAGCCTCCGAGCGTTAATATCTCGTTCGCCATTGTCCCCAGTGCTGCGCGACTGTCAATGTAGATCATATCACCATTGCGGTGGATTGTGTTGCCAACCATCTCAAGGCTGATCTGCTGGGGCTGGATGAGGGCTTGATAATTTGATGTGGCGGTCATACCTTCAATATTCATTGCTTGGAAGAACGGTGTGTCATCTTTGGAGAAGTTGAAGTTCTTTGCAATGCCTCTGTCTGCTCCCAAAACATAATGATATATTCCATTTTTCTCGTCTATGGCACGGTTGCCGCCGGAAGGTGTGCTCATCTGCTTAGCATACAAGAGGTAATAGCTCTTGATCGGTTTTGACGTTGAGTATATCGTATTCTTCAAGTTTTTGGCAGCCTTCTTGAGGTCGCTGGCATAGATAGATGACGGGTTAGGGTCCTTGCCGTATATCTTTTCATAGGTCATATAAAGAGTATAATCAAATGAAACCCTCAGCTTGTAGCCAGTGAGGCTGTTCATAAGACGGGTCAACGCAGTCAGAAGGCTATCAAAGAATGACCGGAATGGGTACTCGTCTAAGTCGCGGGCAACGACATTGTCAAATAAGAACTGGGATAGGTATTCAAGCGTGATCGGGATGTCATAAATAGAGCCATGGCGGCGACCTATGCCACCCTGGGAAGAGTTTCCAGTGGAAAAGCCCTCAATACCTAAGCTTCCCGGCAGGAACGTTCCAAATATAAACCCAATATCTTCTGGCATGCCGGAATTTTCCATCGCTGCCAAAACAACATCTCCAAAGCGCACAAATGGGATTGCCATTGCCTCGCCCGGCACTGCGTCAGAAGCGCCGCCTTTGACTGATCGGGTAAAGGTGCCAAGTTTCCTCTCAGTCGTCTTTTCCTTTTTATCTGTTGACGATTCCTCTGCCCTCTCTTTGGCGAGGCGGTCGCGGGTCTCAGAGGCTATTTTCCCAGATTCCTTTTTGCCATAAAAGGTTATGCCAATCTGACCGCCGGGAAGTTCTTTGGCGTATGCTACAAAAACCTTGCTGGACTTGGAGCCGCCGGCCCCAAGGAGATTATCCATAAGTCGTGAATATCTCTTCTCCTGCATGGCCTTCTTGGCTCGGGTGTGGGCTTCGTCAAGAGTAGCAAGCTGCACCTTGAGGGCCTCTACGTTGGCTGATTTTGATTTACCGTGAGAAGCCTCTTTCTGAAAGGTTAGTAGTTCTATCTTAGCGCTTAGGAATTCTGCCTCGTTCTCCAGCCTCCTTAGATTAACTGGAACCTTTGCTTTTGAAGTGGCAGAAAGCCCGAACCACTCTTCTCCGGTACTGACATTTAGAGAGTAGTTTGTTAGCTGGTGGTGTAAGTATCCGGAGGGATAAACGTTGGTTTGGACTTCTGTGCCGTCCTCGCCCTTTGTCAGACCTTTTAGTGAGATGTATACCTGGGCGTCTTTATGTGAATCGTTGTCGCCGGCGGCAAGAATATCTGATTCTATAGAGGAGAGATGATGATCGGATGACCCGACATAAGAGAGCTTTAGGGTAACGGGACCCTCTTGGGTAAAATTGACATCATAATTGACGAGACTTAGGAGGATGATCTTCTGGGTGGCTTTTACCCCGGCGATAAAACTCTTTAGTTTGGCTGGGGTGTCAAATAATCTTTGCAGATCTGCGCGGTTGCCATTTGGGACAGACCATCCAACAGCGACCTTAAGTTGGCGGAACTCCTTTTTGTCGCTGCGCGGCTTGCCGGTCGGAATCTTGCCGGAGGCTGGTAGGAGATATTTTCCTTTCTCTTCTATTATTGCCTCAAGAGCGACGATCCTTCTCTGGGTGGCAGAGGAGGGACCACTACCCAGTGGTGGAAGCTTTCCGCGAGATGAGCGACCATTTGTGAATAAGAAGTTTAGGTAGTGTTCGTTAACTAGCTCAGACATTGATCCGAAATATAGTTCAAGGTTGGCGCTGATGATCTTGTCACCTTCGTGTTTATTGTTATAGTCCCACGTAAAAGATTTTATGCCGACCTCGGAGCCTTTCATTTTTCTTGTATTGGAAGTGTTATTGCTCCGGCGGTCGCGAGCGAACCTTAGTATCTGGTCTAAGTTGACGTGGTCGCTAAAATAGACTTCTTCTTGGTCGCCCTGATTATTCACGATGTAGAAACGCAGTAGAGGCTGAAGCATTGAAAGCTGTGCGGGCGTTGCGTGAACAAACGCAGATATATCGCCGTCGGAGAGCGCGTTCAGGAGGGTCTCTGGGCCTCCTTTTTCGGGATTTGAGTGATATAGTCTCAAAGTCTTGTTCGCGATCGCCTCTGTCTGAAGAGCCGGGTCAAATCTTGAAGCGGAACCGTCAACGTTATTCGGACCTCGCCATAAATCACTCATCTTGCGAAGTAGTATCTCTTGGGCCGTCTCCTCTATGTTGCCGCGGCGAGCGGCGAGGGCCTGCTGCGCGGCGCGCTGGGCCTTGGTATTTAGGGCGGCTGCCTGGCGCTTTACGCGGCGTAGGACGCTGCCGGGGGGGTCTCGCCAGGTGTATTTGCTAACAAAAGCATTCGCGGCGTTAATGGTGCCCTTGTTGGCGGTAATGAAGCGCCATACGGCCGTGTCTTTACCGCCGGTGGGACCAGACATCAGAAAAACACCAATACATCTTGAAGCGGAAGCGGAACATAATATACTTCGCCAACTTCAAACTCTGATTCTGAAGCCTTCTTGTTATACCATGCAATGATCCACCAATAGTCTGGAGAGTTATAATACTCATCAGAGATATTATACAGTTTGTCCACTGCCGTCCAAATTCGTGGTACGTTAGTTAGAGTACTCATATACTCGTTTGTGGGATATGAAAATCTTGGAGTAGAATATTGATAGGTTTCTTTTATTCCCCTACCTTCAAAAAATACATCTCTGTAGTTTCTGTCTTTATTCTTGAAGATTCTTCGTCCGCTATATCTTGAGTATGTCATTTCTTAGTAATCCTATTATTCATCTATCTCAGGGTTTGTCTAGGTGCGCTGGGTCCATATTGGGTGGCATAATAGCTTGACTGGGGCTGTCTAGGTGCGCTGGGTCCATATTGGGTGGCATAATAGCTTGACTGGGGCTGTTGCGGTCAGCCTTCTTGTTGTTTTTCCCTGCGATTCTCTTAGCTTCCTTAATGTCCGCTTTTTTCTTAGCCGCAGCTTTCTCAGCTTTGGCGAGCGCTGCGGCTTTTTTCTTTGCATCTGCTGCAGCGCGGGCTGCGGCATTAACTTTTTCCTGTCGGTTCATGCCAAGTGGAGTTGCGTATGGGAAGGTGTCCTTGTCAACCCTTGAGTGTTTGCCTTTCGCGTTGTAGACAAAGCTTTTGCCCACCTTCCTATATCCTAGTTCATGTTCGTGCAACACAGTGAATTCAAAATTGAGGCGGAAGGTCTTGGGATAGTACTCATTCATTTGCGAGTTCTTTCCGAGCTTACCAGCTCCGGCAGAGCTGCCAGAAACGCTTTTTCGGTTGAACATTCCGTATTCCAGCAGTGGGTCAAAGGTGATGCCGTTGACATATCCCAACAGACCCCTGCCAGTGTTAGCATTCCTGATCAGGTTGCCAAAACTAATCTTCATCAGGGGTCCCTGATTTATAACCGTAGCGCCGCCTTTGCGGCTATTATCATAAAGAGGGTATAAAAAGCCGATAAGCATGTTTACTTTGGCGAGGTTTCTTGCTGCGTGCTCAAAAGAGTCTGCCGGCACAAACCACGAAACTGAGATTGCTCTTTTGGTGTTCACAAACGTTGAGATAGGGTCCATACGACCGTAGACATCCTCAGCGGTCCACTGTGAATTATATGCATCACTGAACATGTCCAGGAACGCTGGGAATACCACCAACTCCCCTGTTGGAACATGTTTTATTGTCAGGTCATTTCCTTGAACTCCAAACATGTGTTGGGCACCCTGCAGGAGGGGTCCTGCATGCTTATTTTTGACGTTTTTGTAGGGATCAGATGCCATTTACTTTGTTTCTCCTTATGCTCTTGCTCTCATTGGGTCAAGCGGTTTCAGGAGAGCGTCTCGGAAGGTGTCCAGGCGTTGACCGCCGATTTCCAATCTAATGTCTGCTTTCTGATTCTGACTTTTTGCCAATAGGTTCTTAATCTCACCCAATGCTTTGTTCATGTCCCCGAGACTTCCGCGGTCGCCCGTTGATGCGGAGATCGTGTCCATTCTGTTGGTCTTGATTGGTCGTTTTCCTGGCTGTGAGATTACTGCGGATTGTCCGGAAGGGATGACAGCGTCGTTGACCTCTTCTGCGCCCATTCCGGACAGCATTGATGATCCAATACCCATACCAATAAGCGCTCCGGCGGGACCACCGACAAGACCACCGACAATTCCACCGCCGATGGTCCCGAGTACGGACCATGCGCCGCTCTCTTTTTCTGCTGCGGTTTCACCGGTGAACGCCTTACTGGCATTCCAAAGGGCGATTAGGGGTCCCATGAACGGCAAGATTTTTCCGAATACGGAGCCGGTTGCGGCGGTTGCCGCATTGAGACCTAATACTGATTTTGTTAGACCGGCGACCATCGTGCCGATACGAACGATGAGCGATATGCCGCCCGTCGCGGAGAGTATAAGCAACAAAGTTGACAGGGCCTTTCCGAGACCCGAGGACATAAACTCGTTGGTTCCCTCAAGCATACTATTGATAGCAGACATAAGACTGTTCAAAAATGGGGCTAAATTAATGAACATTTGTTCTTGTAGTTCTTGGAATTTCTTAGTGGCGCTGGCAAAGTCATCTAGCCTTTTTTTGTCTTTTGCTTCATCTTTCTGATATTTTCTCAACTCCGCAGGCGAGCCAAAGAGCTTTGAAGCGCCCGTAACATCGGTGCCCATAATGTCGGCGATCATCTGCTTTTGGCGTTTGCCCATTGTTTGGAAGTTCATGCCTCGCAGATCAAACTCTGCACGCAGAATCTTTAAGCGTTCATCTGAGTCGGCGGTCATCAGCTCTACTGAGTTTAACTGCATACCAAGCTGGGCATTGAGTTTGCCGGCAACGTTGGCAGAGCCTTCAAATGTATCAAACAATTCAGAGAAGTCAAATGCCTGTCGGGTTGTGAGACCTAAAGTTCTTGCCTGCTCGTTAAGCCGTGAGAAAACTCTAGTTCCGTCAATTCCAAAGCGTGACATTTGTGGACCTAAATCCTTAAAGTCACTAACAACTGCCGATAAAGGCTGACCTGTTCGGATAGCCAGGTTTTCAAGTTCTGCGGCGGCGGAAACAGCAGCAGGGACCGCTAAGCCAAATCCGTCGTTAAGTTGGTCAAGAATCGCTGCCGTTTCATCGGCGTTGACGCCCATCTGCAAGAACTCGCCGCCAAGTCTGTTAACCGACTTGCGGGATTCCTTAGTAAGCGTATTGTATATCTTGAAGCCAGTGCTTAGAGCAGCTACAGTTTTGCCGCCTTCGGCTAAGCTGAGAAATAGCCCGTCGTGGCTTGAGGCGAGGTCTATTACGTCTTGCTGTAAGGCGCGAGTGTATCCTGTTTGCTGGGCTAGTGAGACATTAAGTTCGTCCAGCGAGACAGCAGTTTTTCTGGTGCCGGCGATGAACTGTGTGGACAGTGTCTTACTAAGGTCCTTGAGGTTCCCAGTGAAGTCTATGGTTCCTTCGGCGTTCTTTTCTAGAAGAGCCGCCACTTTCCCTAGACCTGGGATGGCTGCGTCTAATAACTCGCCGGTCTGCTTGGCAGCCTTGTTATACTCTTCTGTTGCCTTGCTAAGGGCTTTGACTGCTTTTTCCTGTTTCTCCACTTCTTCTCGCGCTGCTCGGCGGGCGCGAGTCATCTCCGCATATGCTCGTTTCTGGAGGTCGTTCAGGGCGATACCTGATTTAACTTGTGCGTCTAGGCGTTCGAGTTCAGCAGAGTATCTGGATATCCCTTCCTTGGCTTTGCGGATCTCCTCATTCAGGGCTTTTATATTGTTGTCATCAGCCATCTAACTTTATCCCTTGATGGGCCAGTTGATGCCGGCTTCTCTCTCAAAGCGTTTGATGGCGATTTCAAGCTTGGCTTTTTGCTTATAGGTCATGGGGTCGTCTAGACCGTACTTCCTGATGAAGTCCATGTATTTCTTTTCGTTCACGAGGGCGTCGGTGAATCTTTCTATTTCTATTCTGTTCCCTCGAACTCGTACAGGAACTCGGCGACCCTTAAACATCTTGGATAGCAGATACTCAATCCACGCTGCGAAAACGTGGAGAATGTTCTCATTTAGCTGTTCGCTCTTAAACTCGTTAAGATCCAAAACATCATTTTCAAAGTCAATTTGCATTATTTACACCTCATAGCGCTGTTTACTAACTAGTTTGATAAACAGATTCTTTACGGAGTATAGCTCTTGCCTCTGCCCGCTGAAGTTTTAGATGATTTGTTTATTTGATCCGACTCTTCTTGTTTCTGCCTTATAAGTCGTTCTAGGAACCAGTTCCGGACGCTGATAGGTAGATTATATGTCTCAAAAAAGCTCCAACCGCCGTGATACTTCAGTTGGAACATGTGTTCGTATACGTTTTCTATATACTCATCACTTAGGCCAAAAAAAGTTAGCGCTAAGCGGTACCTCCATATCTGCGGTGTGCCCGCAGTTAGGACAGTCAAATACTTGAGTCATGTCAATGTTTGGGAGGCTCTCGGTGTAGGCAGTCCTGAGGACTCTTGCATCTCTTGCCGGCAGGGCTTGGATGAATGCCTCAATTACAAAGGGTGAGGACTCGCCGTTGACTCCCACGATATAGCTTCTCAGTACGTCGGTGGTTGTCTTTGATTCTTGCTTCTTTTTTGTCTTTCGTTCCATCTCTTTGAATAAACGAACTTCGTCGTCGCCAGTTAGCATCTGACACTCAACGGTAGCCTTCGTCATTGGAAGGCGAACTAGGAGCGTACCGTGCTCTGTTAATGAAGCGTGGTTGTTTTCTAAATTGGCTTCATAATCAACAATTTTGGGGTCTGAGATATCAAACGAGAACTCGTCGGCTACAGCACATGCTGGGCAAGTGACGTTTGTCTGATAATCGCTTCCGTAGCCTGTTCGTCTGGCTGCAACCAGTAAAGCGTTCTTGTCGCCGATAAGCAACGATCCTATTTTTACTGTTTTGTCCAAAATAAGGCTCTGCAGCATCCGGTCAAGTGCTACACCTTCTTTAAGGAGAGCACGGGAGGTCAGGATGTCCTCTTCTTTTGCCGTCATATACTTGATTTCTACAGTGGTGGCGTTATGAAGTGGGTGATCTGGTCCGTAGAATTTGCCAGCACTCGGAAGAGTTACGAACTCTGTTGGTACTGACCATGAAAATGTTGGAGAGTTGTTGTCACCGACTGCGGCTTGGGCAGTGGTTCCGATGGAATCGTCCTGTGGAGTGAAATCCTCAGGGAATCCTGTTCTATTCTGATTGCGACTCATAAAATGTAACCTTTCTTTCTCAGTATATCAGACAATACTGAACTTGTTTAGAATATTAGTCAGAGGCGCGAGTTCCGTCGCGACCGTTTGCCTTGGTTTGGGTAAGCTTTGCCCAATCATAAGTCAATTCAACGGTTACTTCGTTCATCTCGTCCGAAGAATAATCCAAGTTGCCGCCGAAATCAATTGATGTAATGAATGGGTTGACAAGTTCCCAGCGTTCGATGATTTCGCCGTTCTCGTCCATTTGATCAATGAACACAGAGCCGATCTGCTCAACAAAAGCCTTTTTGCTGAGGCTCAGCTTTGACTTGCTAGCAGTGGTTGGGAACTTGTAGCCAGCGGCTCCAAGAACGTCCAAAAAGGCGTAAGAAAGGTCAGGGTCTACTGGATCTACTAGAGTCACAGAAATTGGATCCCAGGTCACTCTGCCTGGATACTTGAACGTGTGATCAATGTACTGGTGTTCAATTGTGCTGATGTTAGCTTTTGGCTTACTTGCAGACTTGACTGCCCATACAGGAATAGCACCTTGACCTAGGGTCCTGCTGCTAAACTTAAGTTCAAACCGATACTGGCGTTTTGGCTCAGTTCTAACATCGCTCCAGAATAAGTTAGACATTATTGATCACACTCCTTATTATAATTAGTTGCCCGCGAATTAATCCTCAAAGGATGCTCCGCTGTTTGTGACCACAAAGTCAATTGCAAAGTATTCTACAGAGCGAGTTGGCTTGACAAGCAACTTGGCGTAGATGATGTTACGATCAATTAGATCTGGTGTGGTCGTTGTTTCGTCTAGAACCAATCTGAAGTCTTCAATACCGTATTCGGCACGAACGCTTTCTAGGAGAGGGCCAGCCTGACCCAGGAAGCGATCCCAAGTGTCTTGTGTATTTGGTCCGAATAATAGTCTTGAAGCGATGAAGCTAATCTCTCTCTTCAAGTAAATCATCAAGCGACGGACGTTGATACGATCAAGCGCGGAAGCAGTTTGCTGTAGGGTCTTCTGACCGAAGATTACGATGCCTTCTGCTGGGAACTTGGCAATTGGGTTAATGTTGTTTTCATATAGTTCGTCACGCTCGTCAGAAGTGAGTCTTCTAGAGACATCCAACACTGGCAGACCGGCTGCGCCTTCGGAAAGACCGCCGCGAGTGAAGCCGGCAGGTGCGAACCAAGGAGCCTGAACTCTATCCGTTGTGGATAGGACGCCCATGGCTGCGACTGAAGGCGGAACCCAAAGGTTTCTGTTTGAGTTAGTGTCCAAAATGCGAACCCATGGGTAGTAAGCAGCACCGTAGCTGTTATTGATGCTTCTGCCTGCAATGGCAGTAGCAGCAGCGGTTGGGGTGTTGGCTGCGTTACGAGTCTGCTGATCTCCGGTTGCTTCTGCCGATGGAGTGTAGGCGCTCTCAATATCAATGATTGCAAGAGCGTCGCCACGTAGTTCAATAGCGTCTAGCAAGAAGCTTGTTACTTGTGGTGCTGTAATTCCTGGCATTGTGACAACGTTCATCTGAACTCTGTCGGCATCGCCGGCAATGTTCACTGCCTTGCGAAGAGAATATAGTTCGTAAGAAGCCTTTTCGTCTGTTGCAGCAGCAAACTTGGTGTTCCGGAAGGGTTCACGCTCAGTGATGTCGTAGCCGTCAGAACCACCGTGAAGAACAGTAGTGAATCGGTCAATGCCGGCATCTAGTGCAGTTCTGTAGCTTGCATCCACAGGAGCCGTGAGGCTGGTGCCGAGGGAGCGCAGGGTGCGCCCGTGAGTATATCCGTCAGCAGCAGAACCACTGATGTTGTCCAGCGAGAAGACCCAAGCGATTTCAGCTGCGTCGGAAGTGATGAGCGTTGTCGTTTCTCCAGCAACATCATGAGTTGTGCTAGCTGGGTCGGAAGCTCCGCCTGCATCCATAGAGCGGACGCGGAGGCTGTCTAAGATGTCCTCATTGAAGGTTACGTTCCCGCTTGCACGACCGGTCCATGTTCCCCAGAAGGTGCTCTTAAGAGAGTTTGGTGTTCCCCAAGTTGAAGAGGTGCGTAGTGGTGCGGATGGGAAAGCTAATGATGCTTCAAAGATTCCGCCGCCGGCGAAGTCGTCACCGGCTACATTGTCCACTCCGGATAGGTCCACAACGGTGTTTCCGGAGACTGTGCCACCGTCTTGGATGACTTGGACTACAGCGTCAACGCCTGGACCGCCCGCAGTGGTTACTGTGGCTGCCATCAGAAGACCTGAGTCGTTGATTGACTGAGCAAGCTGGCTAGCAAAGTATGCTGCGTCGCCGTCGACGGCTGAGGCTATGCCTATGGTGCCGGCGGCAGTATTGTCATTGCCGCTATTGAAAGTGAATGTGTCAGGAGTTCCAGCAGCGTCAGTGAGGTCAAATGTGTCATTGTTGATATCCACCTTTGTAATCCCAGCAGCAGTTACAGTAATTGTCGTAGAAGCTCGGTGCAGTGGCACATCCAACATATCATCAGAAGCGACAGGGTGACCAACATTCCCAAGATCAGCGGATTGACCGCCTCGGAGCATAGTTTTCACGCCGCCGATGACGGGCTGACTTGCAGGGGCTGCGAGGTTTTCTGACCAGCCGATAGACCCGCTCTCATAGCCGACATCGCGATACTTGAGAGGACCGAAGACGCCGAATGGCAGCCAGCGGCTTTCACCTGCTCCAGCAGCAACATCATCGTTCATGACGACACGAATGTAGTTAGAGCGGGACGGGAACTCGCCGTACTCAACTAGGCGCTGCTCGGAGCTGTCATATATTTCATACTTGTCGCCGATGGCAGCGGCAATGTAGTTTGACGCTGCTGGGTTTAGGGACAGGTTGTCAAAGCGCTCTAGTATGATCTGGCGGTTATCTGAGTCAGCGAGGTCTCTCACTAATACTGAGAAGGTGCCGTGTGTTTGATAATCACCCGTTGGGGCTTTGATGTTAGAGATTGATATTTTTACTTGCCTTTGAGCTGCTTCGCCGGCAGACAGAGCTTCAAAGCGGAAGAGCTGTTGCATGTTTCTGGCTGCGTAGTCGGCGAAGTCGTTGGTCAAATCCTGAGAGATGAACCAGCCGGTGGAGGCGCGAGTAGCTGCGTTTTCAAAGTTGCTCTGCTGACTACCGAAGTCGCCGGGTATTGCCATTGGCACGATAGCGGCGTAATATCCGTTACCATTGCCGGGACCCAAGAGACCGACGCCGTTGGCAGCGGCCTCAACACCAGAACGTTCAAAGGATTCGCCGAGCCAGTAGTTACCGCCCTGGTAGAATGCCTGAGTTGAGGAGTCGGTGATGTCCCCGTTCGTAATCGTTGGGTTTGTGTTCAGAGCCTTGCGGATGAAGTTCTCATCATCAGGGTTAAGGCTGACTGTTACCTTTTTGCCACCAACATTAGAGTCGGCAAGACTGCCGGTGAATACTAGAGGGATGTTGCTAAGGCTGCTAAGCTCAAAAAGAGCGCTGCCGCACTGAGCAGCAGCAGAGGTGCTAGCAAGAGTTCCTGATAACAGGATTCTTCCTGAGCCGGTTACGTAGAATTGAGCAGCGACAACGCCGTTGGAGACGCTCGGCGCTGTGACCTGTGGCCATACGCAGAGAGCATATGCTCCGCCTTGGGCGTTCATGGCTACGATCTCTGCGGGACTGGCTGCAACGTCGCGACCTGCGTCTGGAACTTTCCAGCCGGCTTTGCCGGCGGCGGTTGCTTGAGGATGCTCATCACCCAGAACTCTCATGAAAGTTACAGGAGAGTTGTTCTTGAGCCAAGCCTGTGCGGCATAAGCAGCATAAGTTGGTGCGGTGCTATCACCTTCACGCCAAATGTCGCTACCTTCATTGCCGGCAGAGGGCTCGCCGAAAGTCTGTACAAAATCCGAAAAGGAACTGACTTCCACTGGCTTGTCGGCAGGTCCTTTTCGGGACCGACCAATGATGAGGGGACCTACATCGCCTGGTTGAGCAGGTAATTGAGAATTATCGATCTCGTTTACGTATACCCCAGGTGAAATAAACTTAAATTTTCTTGAAGAGTTGTCAGCCATTGAAAATCCTTCTCCTAGTCTTTAAAAACGCCGTTGAACTAGCATAGACATACTAAATGCTACTAATAAATAGTAGCGGATAAATCCAAACGCAAAGCAATATCCTTTTATGGCTAGCGTCTATATTTATCTTTTCTTCCCGCATGAAATTCAGGTTCGTCGCCAGTTGCTGTTCTTTCTCTGCCAATTACGACTTCGGCAGGTGATTCGCGAACAACAATTGTTGGGGTTTCCTGATTCTTGTCGGCTCCGATGATATGTCCTAATACTTTAACTGTAACTGTTGATTTAAATATTCTCTCGTCCGTTCCGAAGGCGGCGTTGTTGCTTTCGTTGGCGAAATCTGGGTCTACAAAGGCTTCGTAAGTGTTGCCCTCATAAGTTATATTGAATGCGGCAGGTGCTGAGAATGTTGACAGGAAAGGTGCCAACATTTGGTTCATTTGCTGCTGAAAGTTTGAAATGAGCTTTATCTGATACGTTACCTCTACAAAAGTTGGGGTTGGCACATAAAGAGTCTCATATACGATCTTCTTGTTCTCAAATGGGAACGTTGAATAGGTTTGGTTGGTTCCGCTGCCAAACTTTTTGATCGCAGAGGCGTTAGCTCTGTCTCTGGTCTTTTCCTGCTGGACCTGCCTTGCGATGGCAATAGCTCCGCCCTTTTTATAGAAGTCAAAGTATGGAGGAATGTAAACTCCGTACCTTCCCTTGTTTTCCGGGTTCTTGACTAAAGAATTTCTAACGACAGAGATAAGGGGGTATTCTAAAGATCTTCCATTCTTTCTTGTTTCCTGCACTTTTACCTGATATGCTCGTTCAGCGCCGGCAAAGATGACGGGGACTTTAGAGAAGCCCTCATTTGTGTCACACGAGACATTTAGAGAGTCATTTATGTAGTTGAAAACGGCAAAGTCAATGTCCTCTAAGGTAGAGGGTCGTAAACTGTAATCCGCCTTCAAATCTTCGTCTAACTTCGTTCTTTTAGTCATGCTGGTTTCCTACGCTTTCCTGTGTTGTCCGCCGAGGGCAGATCCGGGGTGGAATACTCCGCTGCGTGCCTGCTGGCAGATAGCTGTGACTTCTAGTGACGTGCCATCAGCAAAATCACTATCCTGACCAAAGATATATCGCGGCTCAAACGTGTCAACAATCTCAAAGAACATCTGATCGTACTGAACAAAGTCTCCGAGACGTACAAAAAGGTCTTGATCTTCTGTCAAACGTCTCTTGTGGAAGTGTACGCTTATGCTGTATAGATTATCAAAGCCATATTCTTCTTGTTTTCTATTTGGTCCCGTATATTCGACTAATGAGTATACTCTTATTGGGGAGAGGAATGTCTTTTCTATTGCTTCCCCGTAAATCTTGTGATAGTTTGTTCTGTCCGGATCAATTGGGAAGTAGAGTACCTGCTGTCCAATGATCTTCTCAATGACTTCATCATTGATCTGCTTTACGAAGTTTCTCTCAGCCTTTCCTACAAAAAGGGGAGGAGGGGGCTGAAGTGGCTGAGTCCATTTGTTTTGAGCCATCTATGTTATCCTACGTATATGCCGGTTGGTATCTTTTGGACAATATCGGAAACGCTGTTTTGTAGAGCTTGGTCTTTTTCTGCTAATGCAGTGTATACCATTTGATCTAGCGTTTCTTTAAGCTCTGTTCTCAGATTTGTCTGTTCTTCCTTTGATTCTGAAACAAGTGCTGGACCGTTGAGGGTTACATCGTTGCCCGGAATTGGAAGGGTTGACAGTTTTGAGCGAACCTGCCCAAGAGTCTCCTTGCAAAGCGAAAGAGCAAAGCGTCGGCACCATTGCTTGCCGATACTATTGATGTTCTCGTATGGAACATTCGGGAATGGTAGCGTATTCATGTTGTTTACGCCGTCAGCGCCGTACTTTCTGTCAGTCTCTTCTGTAAAGGCTTCTTCTGTGATTCTGAACTCTACCCAAAACTTAGTTGGGGCGTTGCCCGATGGTTTTGGGAAGATTCTTAGATGATTGTTGTTTATCCGGAAAGAGTGATGAGAGGCTCTCACGTGGAGATCCTCCTCAAAAGCGTATGCCTGCAGGACGTTCTGCCATGCCGGCACTAATTGGAAAGAGCTATCGTCAGCATACATTCCGTATGTTGAGAGGTTGCCGACTGCTCCGATTGCATAGCCGCCATAGAAGTTCCACATTGCTTGTGGTGTTTTGTGGAATACTTTCTGGATTGTTATTGCCTTTTTCCCGACAAGATCCTTAAAGGGAGAATCGGCTTCTAAAGAGGCTGTATAAATAATTGCTTGGAGGTCGTAGTCTTGAACATCGTAAACGGCATCAAAAGATGCTGAGAAAACGGTCTGGTTGCCGCCAAGACCTGCAAGTGTTGATACGCTATCGCCGACATTCCTGATGTATCCAAGTTGGAATCTTGGGAACTTGAGATTTGGCTTTTCTCCGATGCCTGGCTCGTATGCTGAGAACTCGCCATCTTCATCAAACGATCCTGTGGAGTTTCCGAGCAGGGATGACAGCACATTCTTGGCTTGATGTGTGTTCACGAGATATGAATATTCTAGACAAGACTCTTCATAAGCGTTATAAACGATTGAAGGAGTAATCTCTAGGTCAAGAACATTGCCACCTAACTTATTGTAAGTATAAGCAACTTGGTCGGCAGCGCCGGAATAAAAGGCGTCAGTTGTATAGATGTTATAGGCTAATGTAGCAGAAACATCATCAGGAGCGCCAGAAGCCGGCAAAACAAGAGCGCTTGTTGTGCTAGCAGGCTGTAAATTAGTTGGCATACTTGGGATCTCCGCTGTTTTTATAGTCAACCTTATTAAATAGGTTGCTTAGAGCTATTCGGAGACGAACGGGCTGTATTTCTATTCTAGCAATATTTGTTTCG